ATCATTAATATTAATTCTATTAATAGCATCTTCTAATAATACAAAATTGACTGCCATTTGATACTTATCCTCTAAATCACTTAATCTTTCTGCTAATTGACAATAAAACCAAGCTGCTATAATAGCGCCTATTATCATTACCAACCATAATGTAAATTCTGTTTTACCTGTAGTCATTTATTTAGCAGTCTTTCTAGAATCTCGCCATACCTCACTAGCAGATGCTTTAGCAAACTTCTGTAACGGCATCATTAACGCTATATCCCATTCCGCGGATGAAATCTCAATAAAACGTGACCTTACATGATTTGTTAAATATCTCTTGAATGTAGGCTTAAATGCTTTATATTTAGCTGCACTATTGAGTACACTATAACTCAACTTTAATCTAGTTTTTTCATCGTATCGTTTATCTCTACTTAAACTATATAAAGCATCCATCAATCTAGCTCTTAGAACATGAGGTAAATAATGCATATTAATACCATAAAACCCACCATCTGCCGGTTGAACAGGAAATATTAAAGGATACCTATCATAATAAGGTAACGTTGCTTTGTGTTTAGGATCATAATTAAACAAATACATTTTACCCATAATAACACGATTCTTATATCTAGTTTTTTCGCTTCTAATCACCTTTTCTGCTGTTACTTTAGTTTTTTTAGCAGCAGTTCTAAACCAATCTCTAGATTGTTGAGTCCTAGCAGGTATCTGGCCAGATCGAACACCTTGCGCTAGTAGCTCATCAAAAACTTTCGAAACCATGGTTTTTCCTATTGACATTAAGACATTATTATAGTATACTATTTATATTGAAAATATGAAAGGAATAAGTATGAAATTAGTTACCGCTATTATTAAACCCTTTAAATTAGATGACGTGAGAGAACTTTTAAGAAAACAAAATATCAATGGTATCACAGTATCTGAAGTTAAAGGATATGGCCGACAACTAGGTCGAACAGAAATGTACCGTGGTGCTGAATATACAGTAGAATTTCTTCCTAAAGTAAAACTCGAAATCGCAGTAAATGATGATGTAGTAGATCGGTTAATCGAAGATCTATCAGAAGAATTGAATACTAATAAGATTGGTGATGGTAAAATCTGGGTAACACCAATCGAAACTATTGTACGAGTAAGAACTGGCGAAACAGGGAAGGATGCAGTATGAGTGAACTTTCTTATGCACTAGATACATTCTACTTCTTAATCAGTGGTGTGTTAGTTATGTGGATGGCAGCGGGCTTTACTATGCTTGAAGCAGGTATGGTTCGTACTAAAAATGCTGGTGAAATTGTTATGAAGAATTTCGCCCTATATGCCGTAGCTTGTATTATGTTTCTCGTAGTAGGCTATAATATTATGTATGGTACACCCGGAGATATGTTTGTATCGGGCAATCATGAGGCCGCAACACCGACTACATACTATTCTAAGATGAGTGACTTTTTCTTCCAATTAGTATTTGTAGCTACTGCTATGAGTATTGTTAGTGGTGCAGTAGCAGAACGAATGAAACTCTGGGCCTTTCTAGCATTTGCTGTTGTAGTTACTGGTTTCATCTATCCAATTCAAGGTAGTTGGAGTTGGGGCGGTGGTTGGTTAAGTGATATGGGCTTCCTTGACTTTGCTGGTTCTGGTATCGTTCATATGTTTGGTGGAGTAGCTGCACTAGCTGTTGTTCTACAGTTAGGCCCTCGTAAAGGCAAGTATAGTGTAGATGGTCGACCAAAAGCTATTCCAGGGTCTAATTTAGTCTTAGTAGGGTTAGGCACTTGGATCTTATGGATGGGCTGGTTTGGTTTCAATGGAGGTTCTCAATTAAAACTAAGTACTTTTGAAGATGCTAACGCGGTAGCTCAAATCTTTGTTAATACAAATATGGCGGCGGCTGGTGGATTACTTGCTACTATGATAGTTGCTAAGTTACTAACAGGCAAGACAGACTTAACATTAGCATTAAATGGGGCCCTTGCTGGTCTTGTTGCTATTACAGCCGACCCATTCAATGGCAGTGCTATTGTATCAACATTAATTGGTGTAGTAGGTGGTATTCTAGTATACTTTAGTATTATTATGTTAGATAAACTGAAGATTGATGACCCAGTAGGTGCGATTAGTGTACATGGTGTAGTAGGTATTTGGGGTGTATTAGCAGTAACAATAACAAACTCAAGTGCTACATTACTAAATCAGTTAATAGGTATTGGAACAATTGCTGCTTGGACTTTTGTAGTATCTAGTATTGTTATCTATTTAATTAAGATAACAATGGGTATTCGTGTATCTGATAAAGAAGAGCATGATGGCAGTGACCTTGAAGAACTGGGTGTTAATACTTATCCAGAGTTCAGGTCTTAGAAAAACATTTGAAGATGTTCTAGTTCTAACTTAGCATCCTCGGGGAGAATGTCAAACCATTCTCCCTTTTTTCTTTTGTGTGCTAGAGTTCGATGTATTTTTTTCTCAGCGGCTCTCATGTCTTTCTCTGTTTTGAATTCTATACTATAATGAATTTTAATTCTTTCTGGATTACCTGTTTGTATAGTTCTTAGTCGAGTTTTTAGATTGTTTGTAAATCCTATTTTGATAGGACCATCATCTGGGCCTATTACATACACATAATAATTCAACTTTTTATCCCCAAATCATTTTCAGTTAATACCATAAACTTCCATTTTCTATCTAAACAAAATTCACGGGCTGCTCTCCATTTCATTTGATTTACTGTATATGTATAGACTTCATTAATGTATTTCTTTGTTTTGCGACTTTGTTTCTTTGGCGGGTCTTTTTGATATTGTGGTTTAACTTCTATCATTATAGTTTCGACTAAACCAGTTCTTTGTTTTATTTTAATAATAAAGTCTGGGAAATATCTTCTAGCTTTATTTGATATTGGGTCTCTATATGGTACAATGATTTCTTCACTGGCCCACCATAGTATATTTTCTGCTATATCGAAATAGTTCATACAACGTGCTTCCCAAGACGATCTATATACGATCTTAGAGGAATCACCATTGTATTTTTTAGGGTTACGAGGTCGGAATTTACCTGAATATGCCATATAAATAATACTATAATAAAGTTATCAACAGGACTATTTATATGGCTT